TGCATATACGGATGGAAAGAGGGCAAAGGGCATTATTTTATTAACGACCGCACCCTTTCGACAATAATCAAAGAAGATCCAATAGAGGATTTAAACAAACTAACTAAAGGGCAACTAATAGACCTAATAGAAAGAATGACGGCAGACCAAAAAGTCGATATAATAGAATGCGACAGACCGATGTTGAACAAGCTCCATCCGACCATGAAGCCAGTTAAGCTAATAGGAGAACAAATACAAAATTCTTCTAAACCTAGCGAAAACGTAATAGACTTCTTCGGAGGAAGCGGAACGACACTAATTGCATGCGAGCAATTGGGGAGAAATTGCTACATGATGGAATACGATCCTGCCTACTGCGACGTAATAATACAAAGGTGGGAGGAATTTACAGGAAATAAGGCGTTGAAAATATAGGAGAAAATAAAATGGCTGACGGAAAAGAAAATCTAGTACCATGTAACCAACGAAGCAAGGAGGAAGCTAGCGAGCTCGGACGAAAAGGAGGAATAGAAAGCGGGAAGACGAGACGCAAAAAAAGACTAATGAAAGACCTAGTCGTTGAGATGCTAAACTCTAAAATCTGGAGCGACGAGTTAAAAGCAAAAATCTTAAATATATTTCCAGAACTAGAAGACGACAAGATGCTAGTACAGACGGCTATGATCGCTTCCCAGATACAAAAAGCAATGAAAGGAGACGCTAAAGCTTTCGAGTTGATGAGAGATACAGCAGGACAAAAACCAATCGAACAACAAGTAATAGGTTTCGATGAAAGTAATAAACTAGTAATAGACCTAGACGACGAAGACGAAACAAAAGATGATAACGACGACGAATACGGAACAGACTCCGAGAACGATTAAATTTAAGCATTTCTGGAAGCGAGTCGCTCCTGTATATAGACCGTTCTTTTTTGATGACCACATGGAACAGCTATTCTTTGGAGGTTCGTCGAGCGGTAAATCCTATTTTTTAGCGCAAAGATGCGTGATAGACGTACTAAACGGCAGAAACTATCTCATCGTACGTAAGACAGGTAATAGCATCGCAGACTCGGTATTTAACGAAGTAATAAAGAAAATCAACGAACTATTCCCGTTCCAATATAGACAGATAATCTGGGATATAAATAAATCTAATAGAATAATAACCTGCAAGCTAAATCAAGCGCAAATAATATTTAAGGGGCTAGACGACGTGGAAAAGGTAAAGTCCATAACACCGAAGCGAGGAGTGATAACAGATATATGGGCGGAAGAGGCAACGGAGATTAGCTACGCAGACTGGAAACAACTCGATAAAAGACTAAGAGGAAAGACGCAATCTAGCATAAAGAAGCGTACTACATTCTCGTTTAATCCCATTTTAAAAAACCATTGGATTTATAACGAATATTTTAAGGGGAACTGGGAGGAAGACAAAAACTTCTTCCAAAAGAGAACCGACGATGCGGACTTTTTGATACTAAAAACCACATATAGAGATAATATATTCTTAGAGGAAGACGACATAAAAAGACTACTAAAGGAGAAAGACCCATACTATAGAAGCGTATATTTAGACGGCAACTGGGGAACACTAGAAGACATAGTCTACAATAATTGGAAAATACAAGACTTCGATAAAGAAAGCTTCGGATGGTATAGGTTCGGAATAGACTGGGGATTTGCAGACGACCCGTTCGCATTTATACGAATAGCTATAGACCTAAAGAAAATGGAGATATATATCTGCGACGAGATTTACAAAAAAGGACTACTAAACGACGCAACTATTCCGTTAGTAAGAGACAAAGCAAAAGGAGCAATAGTCTGGTGCGACTCGGCAGAACCTAAAAGCATTCATGAATTTAATACAAAAGGAGTGGATGCAAGAGGAGTAAAAAAAGGACAAGGAAGCGTCGCAGAGGGTATAAACTTTTTAAAAAGATTTACTATATACGTTCATCCGACCTGCCAGAACTTTATTAACGAGATCGAACAATATCATTACAAAAAAGACGCAAGGACGGGAGAGACACTGCCCGAAGTAGTACAAAAAAACGACCACCTCATGGATGCGCTAAGGTACAGCGTAGAAAGCGATATGCTTATGAGCTTTGGCTTCCATGAAATATTATAGACAGTAAACGAATTTTATTTTAAACTAGGAAACACAATGGAAAAAACAAAAAACAAAAAACAAGCAAAACTAGCAGAACTAGACAACGGATTAGCAAGTTTAGCGCAAAATATAGCGCAGAGCATGAGCGGAAATACCCTTAACGGCTTCGAGTCGCCGTTCCCTAATATTCCAGATTTACCAATAAGCACAGGAAACACAGCTCCGAACCTTTCCGCTCGCCCGCTATTTTATAACAACAGATATTATTTAATAACACAACAAAGAACATTACTAACAGAACTATACGTCGAACACGCCCTCGTTCAGACGCTAGTCGATTTACCAGTCGAAGACGCTCTGCTAAGGGAAAGACCTAAGTTAATAAGTACGGAACTAGACGACGACGAACTCCAAGATCTAGAAAACGAAATGGACAAGCTAGGTATAATAGAAAAGATAGCGGACGCATTCCGATGGACTAGACTATTTGGAGGAGCAGGAATTATTATAAACGAACTAAAAACAGACCCGAGAGAAGAGTTTAATATCGACAAGATAAAGAAAAAAGATAAAATAGAATTTTATGTAGCAGACAGGTGGGAACTCGCAAACACACCGTATGTAAATGCGCCAACACTAGGAAACCCAGACGGACTAGCAACAGGTGTAAACTTTGACTACTACGGAACACCAGTAAATCCGAGTCGAGTACTTATTCTAAAAGGTAAGGAAGCTCCAAGCATAAGAAGACAACAGCTGAGCGGTTGGGGAATGAGCGAAGTCGAAAGACTAGTCGCACCGCTAAACAAATACATGAAAAATCAGAACGTGATATACGAGTTAATAGACGAGGCTAAAATAGACGTTTACAGCCTGCAAAACTACCGCTCCGCAATATACGCAGGACAAGAGCAAAACGTACAGAAAGCTATAATGTGGTCGAACATGATGAAAAACTACCTAAATGCGATGATACTAGACAAGGAGGATCAATTCGACCAAAAACAGATGAATTTTAGCGGGCTAGCAGAGATACTAAGAGAAAGCTATTTAGACGTAGCAAGCGCAGTACGAATGCCAATAACTAAACTATTTGGATTATCGGCTAGCGGATTTAACAGCGGAGAGGACGATATAGAAAACTATAATTCGATGATAGAGAGAGAAGTACGTTATAAATCAAAGAACGCTATAATAACTATAGGCAAGATTTTATGTAAAATACTATTTGGCGAATACCCAGACGACTTAGATGTTGAGTTTCCAAGTTTAAGAGTTTTAAAGCAACTAGAAGAGGAACAAAAAGCAACGTCCATCTTCTCGAGAGTACAGCAAATGTACGACGCTGGGCTTATTACGCAAGGAGAATACTACGATATGCTCGCTAAAGAAAACATAATAAAGGGAGAGCTAAGGATTAAAGATAGCGAGGAATATAAAGATGTAATGGGGGATGATTACGCAGGCGGAGGCGGAGACAGAGAAAAAGAAGAGGCAGAAACAGAGGAACTCGAGGAAGAGATCCCAGATCAAACGACGCAAACAAAACCACAAAAGAAGACGATTAAAAAAGAAACGGTAAAAAAACTATCGGAAAGTCTATAGATGAAATTTGCAAAAGAAGTAAAACCAAATAAAAAGATAATAGAAAAACTAGCAGAGGAATGCGCAAATATTTATACAGATTTCGTTTTTAAGGATATTTTTAAAATACTAGACGAAAAACCAGTCCCTCTCCAAAACAAAAAGCTGGTAAACGCAATACAAGACGAACTAGACGAAGACGTTTACGACAATTACGTCCAGATTATAAGAGAGGCATTATACAGCGGTAAGATTTACTATAGAGACGGTAATATATTTCCAAGAGCTGGCGACAAATTCGGTTTAAAGATTTCCAAAGCTATCAAAATTCTGCTAAAAGGAAAATACAATCCTAAAAAGAAGTCGTATAAAATAGATTTACGAAAGATAAACGCAACACTAAGAGCAGACATCGCTACCATTTATGACAAAATAAAAGATAAAGTAGATAGAATACAAGCGGTGCTACAAACTAAAGAAACAGAGGAAGTCCCTACATTTAATACAGAAAAAGTAAACAAAGCATTCGATGATTTTTATGACGACCTACAAAAGAAAACAAGCCAAAGTTTAAAGCTAGATATAAATCAATATTCAGAGGAAAACAAAGAAAGAATAAGAGAAGAGTTTATAGAAACGAATCGCTATTATGTAGTTAAATTTGATAATTCAAGACTTCCAAAAATAAGAGAAAATCTTACTAAACTAATACTAGAGGAAAACATGAGCATCGACGAATTCTATAAATACATAAAGTACGAATTCGGATTAAGTAAAAGACGTTGCCAATTTATAGCGAGACAAGAGACTAGACTAATTAAAGCAGAATTCGTACAGAAAAAAGCAACAGAAAACGGAATGGACGAATATATATGGGAAACAGCTCACGACGAAAGAGTAAGAAGCTGGCATAGACATTTAGACGGTAAGAAATTCCGATTTAGCGACCCTCCTATTATAGACCCACGAACAAAAAGAAGAGGAAACCCTGCGCAATTTTACAACTGCAGATGCGTCCCTAAAATTATAGTAAGCTGGGATTAATAAAAGGAAGCTAGACGGGGAATAAAAAAGGTGCTAATTTTTTAACTATGAATATAAATTTTTTTAAACGACATAAGCAGGAAGAGATACAGAACGAAGTAACTATGAACGACTATCCACGTTTGATGACCGTGCAGTCTTTCATGGTTGGAGGTCTAGTATCCTACGAAGACACAGGCGACGGCGTATTTTTATTAAAGAAAGAAACGCTAGACAAGATGATGCCAACCATTGAGGGACGGCCAGTAATACTCGGACATAAATCTATTACACTAGATAACCTAGAGGAAAATGCCGTAGGTTACGTAACAAAGGGCTGGTTTAACACCGAAACTGGACAATTCGACTGCGAGATTTTAGTTAAGGATAGCGACGTCTACGATGACATAAAGAACGGAAATAACAAAGTCTCTAGCGCATATCAAGTAACTAAACTAGGAGAGGGCGGAAAGTATCTCGGACAAGACTACGAAGCGGAAATACTAGACGGAACGTTTACACACCTTGCAATTGTAGAGAATCCAAGATACCCAGACGCTAAGATTTTAATAAATTCATTAAATGGAGATAAAGAAATGGGATTATTCAATTTAAAAAATAATAACGAAAACGCAATAGAGATCACTGCGGAAGATACAGTAGAATACATGGGTAAAACATACTCAATCGGAGAACTCGTAAATTCATACGTTTTTTATAACGAAGACGATAAAGACAAGGATAACGAGGACGACGAAAAGAAAGACGAAGAGGAAGTAAAAGACAACGAAGAGGAGGAGGAAAAGAAAAACAGGGGAAACTGTAAACGCAACGAAGACAAAGATAAAGATAATGAGGACGAGGACGACGAAAAAAAGAATGAAGACTCTGACGACGAACTAGTCGAAAAAGTAACAAAGATCGTTAAGCGTATCCTTGCAGAAAAGGAAGACGAAGAGGAAGAGAAAAAAGACAAGGATAACGAAGACGATGAAAAAAAAGAGAACCGAAATTCTTTAAGACTAAGGAATTCATATTTGAATCCACGCTCTAACGTTTCTAACATAAGCACAAGAGCGGAGAGAATAAAAATGTCTAATCAAAAATATGGTATTTAATTAATAAAGGAGAACATACATGGCAACAACAATAAATTTAAATAATTTTGCACAACAAAACGGCGCTGGTACTTTACAACAAATGCCAAATCAAGCCGTTTATAACGTAAAATTTAATCCAAACTCAAGCACTGCTAGTTTGAAACCATGCGACGCAGTAAAACTAATTGCGGGAGCTAGCGACATTCCTTTAGTAGATTACGCAGGCACAGCAGACGATCTAGTATTTGGTTTTGTAATTTTTTCACATAAAAACGCAAACCCAGCTAAAGGATCAATTATTGAAATCGCAGGCGACGACAGTATTATGTACATGACAGCGGGCGGAGCGATTGCAAGAGGGGAATACGTAACAGCAAGCTCAAGTCAGAAAGTAGTAAAGACAACGACTGCAACAGACATCATGGGAATCTGTATAGACACAGCAAGCGCAGACGGAGACCTAGTAAGAGTATTAATTAAAAATATGGGTATAGCTACTCACGCATAACAATTTTTTAAAAGGAGAAAATAAATGAGGCACCAATACGACTTTAATAATTTTAATGAGTTCGTGAACGCAATACAAACAGATACATCTGCTTACGATTACGTTCTAACAACTCTTACAAGCATACAAGATAAGGTGGTAACACAAAAGTTTTATAACGTAAACATACCTAGCTACGTGAACGTAGAAGCAGGAAAAGGAGCGTTTAATCAAAAGATCCTACATAACGTAGTATATGACCTAGCGGGAAATTTTGAAACAGGCTTCATTAACACAGGCGACGGTGTAAGACTAGAAAAAACAGACATCGGAATCGATAAGCTAGAATTCCCAATTCAAAACTGGGCTAAAGGTTGCAGATATAGCTATATAGACGTACAGCAATGCTTCGTGGCTAACAATTTCGACCTAGTGGAACAACTAATACAATCACGCAAGAGAAACTGGGATCTAGGATTACAACAGACTATATTTGTCGGATGTAAGAACAATCCAGCTATTACAGGTTTATGCAATAACGCAAACGTTACATCTAATACAAC